TAGGTGGTCTCGAAACGGACGAGGCCAACCGAGGCACACCAATCAGCCAATTGGCTGACATAGGGGTCAAATGGGCGGGAATACTGGGTTTCCTCGCCTTTGGGCTTCTTGCGCATGTGGCGCAGCAATTCAGGGGCTTTTAGGTAGGCTTTGGAGTAAACGCGGCGTGAACCCCGACCGAAATCAACGGTTTCACCTTCGCCATAGGTGCCGGTTTTGAGGCGTGACGCTTGCTGCATGGCGAGGTGGCGCATGAAGGCATAGGCGTTTTCAGTACTGCCAGCAGTGAAATTCTGAGTCAAGTCAAGGCGGGTGATGCGGGCACCGGTGAAAGCAGCTTTATCACCGTTGAACGTTGACACCCGGAAGCGCTTACCGGGCGTGAAGGGCGGCAGGCCCATGCTCGACACAACGGCATTGATGCGGGTCAGGCACTGCTCAAAGGTGAAGCCAAAAACGTTGTCTGGCCGACCAAAGCGGGAGACATTGCCTTCGAACCAGACGGTTTCACCATCGCAGCGAACGAAAATACCGGTTTCATGCGAACCCTCGACCTTGAATTTTTTGAGGGTCGTGGATTCGTGGACGCCGTTGCCGTCGTAGCGAACAAAAGCGCCATCGTTGATTTTTGGCAATTCAACGCCTTCATGGGACTGGTAAATACTGACCCAATCGCAGAACGATTGAATTTGCATAAACCGAAGATGGCCGTTTTGAACTTGTGCGGTTTCGACCAAAGAAAGGGGGAAAGCAGCGCCGGGATTTTCGTCGGTTTTCCGTTTTACCGGACTAAAGTGACGTGTTACAGGCACGTCACTCATGGGGTGCCTCAAATGCTGCTGCGCCCCCGTTCTCGCTGCGCTCCACCGCTGGCACCGCATCATCACGGCACGTGCAATCGGACTGGCCGCATAACACGACCTGACGGACGGGAACGGTGAAGCGGGCGACTTCGGGTGTGATGCTTTCGACTGTCCAGCAGTCGGGGCCGTTGGGCACTGTCCAGGCATTGGCAATGCGGGCGCAGTAAGTGACACCGCGTTTTTTGACCTGCACCAGTTGCGACGAGCAAATTTGGTTTTCCTTGGCTGCCAAGTGGCAGCGCAGGGCGTGCATATCGTGGGTGTAGGGCTCAATCATGCCGAACGAGCCCGAACGTTATCGAAATTATTCCAAGGCGTGAAAAATGTCTTGCAGTGACCACCGCAAACGCGGAACCAGAAGCCATTCGGAATCTGGATGTGGTTGAAGCAAAAAACGGGTTTCAGTGTTGGGCGCGCCCCCCGGCGCTCGGACGGGTCGGAAACCGCAAAATTGCCGGTGTCCGTTTGAATAGCGGGGAGGGCGCTAAAAGTGGTGTATGTAGTGGTCATTTGCGGTTTCCTGCGAAAATGCGGCCGGTAGCTGCATCGTTGGGCGTGTGCTAAAAAATAGCACACGCAGGAAATGTACACCAAAATAGCACCAGCAAAAAGGAGCAAAGACGATGAAACCTGAATATTTAGACGAATTGATTGACAGAGCGAGCAAAGTCGCTGGCAGTGATTCAGAACTTGCGCGTCAACTTGAAGTCAGCAGAAGCTTTGTTAGTGACTGGAGAAACAATAGAAAAAAGTGTCCTGCAGCCGATCAAGCATTGATGGCGCATATCGCCGGGCTGGATGCCGATGCATGGGGAAGCCGCGCCTTGATCAGCCAGCACGCGGGCACGACCAAGGGGGCAAAACTGGAGGCAGCGCTAAAAAAAGCATTGCTAGCGACTGGCGCGGCGCTCGCTTCAGGTGGTGCGCAAGCAGCAATCGCTACTGAGCCGTTTCATCAGGCGATAAGCTACTTTATACGATGTATATTTTGTAAACTAAAAGTGTACAAATTGGCAAATTAAAACGGGAGGTGTTTTTTTGAGTGTAAAGGCTTCGCACATGGGGGGTTGCTCCCCCATACCCCCATCGCCCGGGGTTATCGCTATTCGCTCCCCCGGTCTCGATGTTTGTCTATCAGTAAAGTGAATTTGAATGAATAGGGCGCAGATTGGCGGTTTGGTGTTCTTTGCGGTGTTTGTAGTCATAGGACTATGGCGGAACAAGGCCAATGCTAAAACGGTAGTGAGAACTACAAAGAAGGCGAAGGGCTTGCGGTTTCGTTTGCGGCAAGGGAGCGCGGACGATTGGAAACGGGCGGTGTACCAGCCGAAGCAACACCGACGCCCGGATTAACCTGGACAGGTGCGCGGTAGGGGTCAAACGGTGTATGCATGATGTACTGGCGGCACTCAGCCTGCGATAGGCCGGGGTCAGTGCCTTGGTCAGTGATGCACTTGCAGTAGTCGCCCGAGCAGTACCCACCACGAACGACGGGCATGGCCGTGATAACGCGCAGGTGGTCATAAGCAGGCGCTGACTCTGGTTTATTGCTAACTCTCGGTATAAAGTCGATACGGTCGTCAATTAGGCCCGATCTGGCGCTAACTTGCGTTAACTCGTTTTGATTTTTCTGAGTATTTTGCGTGACTTGCGGAGTAATCTGTTTTACATTTTGCGATCTGTTAATGATGCGATAGATGCCGAAGATGAGTAATGAAAGCACGATAAGCGCAATTATCACAACGAACAAAACGCGAGGAATTCCACGAACTGGCGTGGTGTGAAGCGATGCGGATTTGTAGAGCGCAAAGGCTTTTTTAGGGAGAGAGATTCGATGTTTGTTAACGCAGGTTTTCCAAGTCATGGAATCATTGCATTCTGGCCATTCGTACCAGTAGCGGCCAAGTATGCCGGTGTCTCTAATGTGCACATGACGACCGACGAGGGCGCGAACGTTGGAGTCAATCAGCCTGGGTGATTGGGTCGTGAGGAAAATATCGATACCACGGTGGCGGTGGGTTTCAAGTTCAGCAACGGAGTCGGGCACCTTGGCCGCTGAACCGCGTGGACGCCAAACGCGCTGTGCCTCATCAATGACCAGAATTGCACCATCAGGCAACTCTGTATGCCAGTTGTTTGCGTCGCAGGGTGTATGGGGGAGGGCGAGACCTTCAAGACCGTCCGAGAAGATAGGGCGGTCGCCTTCGAGTTTCGAGAGAAAGTCAACGAGAGAGGCGGTTTTACCTGCACCTGGAGAACCAGTGAACAGGGTGATCATTTGAGAAGTTCCAGTTTGCTCAAAGCCATTACAGAAACTCGAGCCACCATCGCCCCGGCAATAATGGACATTGCCTCAGAAACGCCCGACAACTGAACAATGGCAAGGGAATCACCGCCGAAGCCTGACCAAGCAGATTTGGCGGATTCAAGGACTGAGTTAAGCGCTGTTGAAATAGCTGCATATGAAACGACGCCAACACCGAGAGCGCCCAAAATCTTTTTAGCAGCAGGTGCGGCAAGACCAACAAGCCAAGTACCAATGGCGGTCATGATGTTGGCCCCCTCAGGCCGAGAAGGATAAGTCCAGCACTCAACCAAGCAAGCGCCAACACGACAGGCCTAATACCAGTCATGAAATCACATACTGGCTGATATGAAATTTCTATGCCCCCAGCTTTGAGCGTTTTACCATGCGGGCAAGAACCACCCGTGCTACCAAACCCCCCAGCGGGAGATACCTCAATATCTATTTTTTTTGTCTTGAGGTCGTCTTCTTTTGGAGTGTCAAATTCAGGTTTTTGACAAGCAAGGATATCGGGATTATCTCTGCACAAGTCCGTTTTATCTTCCTTTGGTGTCTCAGTGATATCAGGCGTAGGCGTTAAAGGGACAGGAGCCGTTTCGGGCAAGGGAGTGGGCTCAAGTTTAGTTACATCCTTAGGCTGAACATCGACTTGCCAAGGGCTTGACGGTGTTGGCGCAGGAACAATATCAACAACAGGCGATCTCCACTGCCGAGGATCTGAATTTGGGACAGGTTGAGGCTCACCCTGAGGCACGCGCAAAGGTTGAGGCGTTGGATTAGCACCTGGAGTGGGGTTAATTACAGGTGACTCAACAGGCAAGGGCTCAGGAAAAGCAGGTGGAAAAGTATCTGGCAACGGGATAGGCGAAAATTTTCGCTCAAACTCAACCTGAGTAACAGGTTCGTAATTCAACTTAGGCAAACCAGCCCTTTTCTGAACAGACACATTAAAGTAATTAACACCCCAAGGCCCAACAAACTTCCCAGAACAAGACTGACCCGACGCAGACGCGGAAGCAGTCTCACCGTTTTGAAGAGCGTTATAAGCGGCAACGTACTGACCACAAGCACCCTCTACAGACCCCGACCAGACCGTCCCACTCACACTATATTCATAATCACCACTTCGATTAACCTTAACCCACCTACCGTCCAGAATCTCATGCTCGTTAAGTTTATAAAAAGCATATGCAGCAGCAGCAGTTCCAATCAGCAATAACGCTGGGTTGAGATAGGCAACAGTCGCAGCAATTTGAGGCGCATTCGCAGCAAGCCTCATAGCGACAGGAACAGAAACAGCACGACCACCAACATTCAAAGCAGCATTCGTTCGAACGGTATTAAGCAAAAAAGTAGCGTCATTTGCTGCCACTCTAGAAAAATTAAAGGTACTCGCAGCACTACCGCCTTGACTCCAACCAACAGGAGGAACAAGCTGGGCATAACCAGCAAAGGCGGAGCTAGAACCCAAAAAGAGAGCAAGAATTAATGATTTGAGATTAACCACGATATGCCTAATATGCAGACCATGACGGCCATGAATCCGGGTGTCATGTGTGTACTCCACGGCGTAGGTGTAAGACAGCGGCGGTAGAAAGCCAAGCAACGGCAATCAACCAGCCAATAATGAGACCGTCAGATGTGTCGAGAAGTCCGCACGGTTGCGGAGTGACGTTGACAACTTTTGTAAAAATAGTCGAGGTCGTTAAATCTGAAAATGTGTATGTGATTGACGAGGGAGTCAATGCGCCGACGTCGACCACATACGTTTTTGCCCCAATAGTGACGATACGGCCAACTTCACGCGCTGCCATGGCTTGCACGGCGGCGGTTTCTGAATAGCAAACACCGTCAACCTGGAGCGAGGACATTAAGCGCCCTTGCGCAGCAGTTTGAAAGCGGCGATGGCGATCACTGCGACCAAAAAGCCGGTAGCGACAACCAGCCCATCAGTCTTCATATCAGTCAATGCTGTAGTGACAGCTTCAGGAACGGCGGCGAATGACGAGCCAGCGAGAGTAGCGAGAGAGGCAGCGCCCCAGTTACGGATTTTGTTCATAGTGAACCTTTCAAAGTTAAAAAATGATGCCGGATGGCACCCAGTGGCCCTGACTCGCAAGGCCAGAAGGTGACATCAAGCCGCTCGTCTAAAGGTCAAAATTGCATCAATGCAGATAACAGCAACGAGAGCAGAGCCACCTATCTCAATCGACATTTCAAGCAAGGAAAGCATGTCGTCTGATATTTCGCTAGGGACAGCGGCCAACACAGGAAAGGACAACAGCACCGCAAAAAATGGCAAAAGCAGTTTTTTCATGGGATTCAAGCGGCTTTTTTTACAGCCTCAGCCATGGGGAAAGCGGTTTTATCAGCAAGGGTCAAGCCCGACATAATCCCGCCTTCGCTGGTTTTCATAGCGTAGAAACGAACCTCGACGGAGATATCGCGACCTTTGAATTTTTGCCAGCCTTCGAGAACGGCTTCATTGATCTTGACGGAGGCGATTTCTGTTTTGCCGCGTGTGCTGTGAAGAATTTCAGCCGTGTGAACGGTGGTTACTTCGCCTGATTTGCGATCAGTGACAGGTAAAGAAACGATGTTGTAGAGGTTGCCGAGAAGAATAATCATGATGTTTTAAGCCGCGAGGCGTATGAATGAAGGTTGTGGAAGTTGATAGAAATCAGGCATAGGCGCAGGGCTCAACTTGATGACCCTGACCCGTGGTTGAAAATTGATCACGTTGGACTTGATGGCAATGTCCACACCGAAGGGCAGCAAGGCCGAGCGGTGTTTATAAAACTGCGATTTTTTGAGCTTGGCGGTAATGTCATCACCGGCTTGCCACATGCGGTAAACACCGAGCGTGGTTTTGTCCAGGCTGGACAGTTCGTCCACATCGCAATTGGCGCGGGTGAATACTTCCTGGCGCTTAATGAAATCTTGTTCAAGGCTTGGCATATCGAGCCCCCCGAGGTAGTTTTGAAAGTTATCGATCAAAAAGGTCGATTTGTAGGTGGTCTCGAAACGGACGAGGCCAACCGAGGCACACCAATCAGCCAATTGGCTGACATAGGGGTCAAATGGGCGGGAATACTGGGTTTCCTCGCCTTTGGGCTTCTTGCGCATGTGGC